TGGAACGAGCAATATAAGATGGCTCTGATCATAACCGGTGCTCTGCAAGAGTGTGAATATTATCTCAAGGAAATTGACCTGGAGGAACCGGAGCTGGAGCTCGAAGATCCGACAAATTTCATAAAGGCATAAATATGGCTACGAATTGGCCACCTTCTAATACATACCCTGCATGGCCACCTGACGGATTGAACACCATCTGGTTATCATTTTCTGATATTCAGACGGGAATTGCTATATTGCAAGGTTACGGATTTACGCGTGCTAATCCCACTGCTCAGGAAAATCGGGATTATTTTCGGCAAGTAAGATGTGATCATGGAGATCCGTGCAGCGGGATCATGATCGTCAGCCCTTTGGGCGTGCGATATCCATTCGCATATTGCACGGGAGCTAATCATAAGAGCGCGTTGGTTCTGTGGGTGGTTGGGTATGATAGCGGTAACAATCCTTGTTATGATTTGGGATGGAATAGTGGGGCGATGGTCTAATGGCGACCGCGATTTATATCACCGGATTAGAGTGGGGATTAAGTCCGCCAGGTTCGAATGGAGGCGGTCTGGTAACTGCTATCACAGGGGTATCGCCACAAATACAGGTTATTGCAGCAGCAGCAAGGACAGGCGGATATGGATTACATATTGCCCCAACCGCTTCGCTGGCGGCTCGGTTTGATAGTCCGACTTGGACTGCAGCAGGACGGATAGTTGGTAGTGTCTATGTAAAAGCTTCTACATTACCTACGGCAGATTATGTCATACTCCATCTTGAAACATCATCCGGAGATATTCTACATCCGGCAATTGTATTCAATTACTCAACTACCAAATTTGCAATTTGCTATGCTAATAGTGATAATACGAGCATATCGGCTAAGACAGATTTTGGCAGCGTTACTATCAGCGCTGGTTCTTGGTATCGGATCGATTTTGATTTCCTTGTTAATTCGACAACCTGGGCTCTGAAAGCTCAATTAGATGGCGCTGGGGAGCAGACATATTCGCCGGGTAGCATGACTTCTGATACATTGATCAATATAAGGTTTGGTCATGGCGGAGCGAGCGGACCGGCTTGTACCTGGTATTTTGACGATGTAATTATTTCTGCCACCAGCGGTGACTATCCCATTGGGGCGCATGCGGTGGTTGGATTATCACCTAACGCGGCAGGCACATCCAACCCACACCCAACCGTGACTAATATTCAAAATAATAGCAGCTCAACTATTGATGATGATACATTACCCGCTAATGTATATTTGGATGAAGTGCCGTTTGGAACTACCACAGATTATGTTAAACAGGTTGGTGGTACAAGCTCGATTTATGCAGCAGTTGCTTTTGCAGATACGGCAGAAACGAGCATCCTGGGGGTGATGGCTTACGAAGCGTATCATTCAGCGTCTGCATCTCCGGCAAACTCAGCTTCTGCGCGAGTATATGATGGCACAACGGAGACTGCGATCTATACAGGGGATATGTCAGAGAGTAGTTTATTTTACAAATCAAAGATAATGCCAAATCCTGGTGGTGGCTGGACAATGGCATTGGTGAATGGAATACAGGGGCGGGTAGGTTTCGCAACGGATTATGCGCCTGTCCCTTATTGGGACACGCTGATGTTAGAAGTTGCGTATTCAACGGCGGCAGTATCGTATGTACTTCAAACAACAACTGGATCATTTGCCTTATCAGGCAGTAACGCAATTCTATTATTCAAAAGGTTAACTAAGGTGACAGCGGGGGCGTTTGCGCTGACTGGCAATAACGCTAAACTTTATAGATCTATAAAAATCCAGACGACAGTTGGCGCGTTTGTTCTAAGCGGAAGTAACGCTAATTTACGAGCTGCCCGAAAAACTTTTACAACGGCTGGCGCATTTACGGAGAGCGGTCAAAATGCACTGTTAAGAGCGACACGGCAGACACGCACAGTTGCAGGATCTTATAGCTGGGCGGGCAATAATGGAATATTGGCGAGGGGGTACAAAGTATGGACAACAGCGGGGTCTTACGCGTGGACTGGCAATAATGCCATTCTGACATACGTTCACGGTTTGACAGCATATTTACTACAAACGACAGTTGGATCGTTTATATTATCGGGTAAAAACGTAATATTACTTAGGACATGGCAGACGCGCACAGTCGCGGGATCTTATGCGTGGGCGGGCAATAATGGAGTTTTAGCGAGGGGATATCCGCTAAAAACGACTATCGGGGCCTTTTCATTATCGGGAAGTGTTGCGTACTTATTATTCAAGCGGCAAGTCAGGACGGCGGCGGGCGGGTTCACGTTTACTGGTAGTAACACCTTTATGCTGCGCGCGCGAAAGATATTTGCTACGGCAGGCAGTTACGCGCTAAGTGGCAGTAATGCAGTATTGAAATCAACTCGTTTAGTAAAAACAACAAATGGTAATTTTGCTCTTGCGGGGAGCAATGTTTACTTGTTGAGATCCAGGAAAATATATTCCACAAGCGGCACATTCGCCTTGAGTGGCAATAATGGGATATTGAGATTTACCCATTTAGTAAAGACGACGGCAGCTGGGTTTGTATGGACACGGAACGATGCAATCCTGACGTATAGTGCGGGTTTCTTAGCTTATAAACTTTTGACAACCAAGGGTGATTTCGTATTATCGGGGAGCGTTGCTTATCTAAGATATTATCGAAAGACGTTTACCAATGTCGGAGCGTTCACCTGGAGCGGCAATAATGCCAGGATCCTGGCAGCTCGAAAGACGTTTACCACGGCCGGATCTTATACTTTGTCCGGAAGTGAGATCCTGGCAGCTGGGCGATCGGTGAGATCAGCTGCTGGATCATTTACCTGGACCCGAAATAATGAGATCCTACTCTATGGACGGAAAATCCTGGAAGCCTGCGGATCTTATTCTCTAGTCGGGAGCTGGGTGATCTTACTCATGGCCTATAAATTAGCGACTAGCAAGGGAATGTATATCCTGACCGGTCGTGATGCAGTCATGATCCAGACCTCTGGAATGAGCTCCGATGGAATGGAGATCGGTCTCTTCGTGGGAATGGAAAGGAGAATGAACTCATGACAATGCTTAAAATGCTCGAGCTGCAGCTGATCGATTTTGTTCTGATCAATTCATCCGGAGTCGAAGTCGCTGGACTAGGATCTGGATTCACGGTCCAGATCTCAAAAAACGGAGCCGATTTTATTGCCTCGACCGGTGTTAAAGACGAGATCGGATCCGGATGGTATAGCTATCAGCTCACTGCAGCTGAGACTGACACGGCCGGCCCATTGGCCTTGAAGATCATTGGGACTGGTACGATTCAGCAGAATCTGATCTATGAGGTCTCTGGATCTTATTGGAATCCTTTGGCTGGACCGAATATTCTAACCACGGCCGAGGGAGCTGCCGTCTGCAAATGCACGGAGGATGAGCCTCTCATGGTCATGCTGTTACCTCAAGTCGATGCTTATATAAAAAGAGCGACCGGCAGGGACTGGGCTGCAGAGACGATCATTCCTCAAGAGGCTAAGAGCGCGGCCAGGGGGATCCTGGTCCAGTGGCATGAGGACCCAGGATCTCTGACCGGATCCCAGGCGACGGTCCTGACTGCGAATATACAGGCCTGCCTATCCCAGCTCCGAGCTATGGCTCATTATTACTTTACTTTTGAGGGCCTGCCAGGCTCTGGCCAGATCCCGATCCCTGGGATCTATGAGGGTGATACGGTGATCAGCCTGGTTGGGAAAGTGGGGATCTCCGGTGATCAGAGCTCGAAATTTGAGACCGTGATCACCTGGGACGGTTTCCTGCAGCAGCTCGCCGGCGTGGACCTGGAGGAAATGTGGTTTACAGCTTACGTTATGCCTCCTGGAGAGATGCCATGAGAATAGGGACGAAAGTCACTAATCCAGGGGATTTCAGGACCAGGGTCACGCTCAAGAAACGGATGGTGGTAGAAGGCACTGGTGGGTTTCAAACTCCATCCCTGATCCCTCTGGCGATGGTGTGGGCGAAGTGGGTGAACGTGCATGGGAGCGAAGCTTGGGCAGCGAGTTCAATGAATGCCATGCGGGCAGCCACGGTGACGATCCGGTACCGGGACGATATCGATGAGACCTGCGTGGTTGTTTTGGATGGAAACAATTACGAAATTACCTCGATGGATGATATTCAGCAGAGGCATGAATACATCGAGCTCAAGCTGCAGCTGATCAGGAGTGGCTAACAGTGAACCCATGAAGACACTATACGTCGTGATCACAGGGAGACACTCCTAATGCCGGTCCGTTATAAGCTGGAGACGAGTCGAATCAACCCCCGGTAATGGCGGGGGTCAACCAGACACTATAGTCTGGCCTTATATTTTCTATTTTTAGAAGAGGAGTAATGAAATGCCAATCAGTGCAAACGCAGACGAGTATAAAAGTATAATCGGGCTCGATTCGATCTATGTGGCTGAGGTCACAGTCGACTCAGCTGCGGATTATACATCAGGGACCCCTGAGATCCTGGCCCCTGCAGCTGAGATCTCCATGAAACCGGTCGCATCCCAAGAGACCCAGTATGCTGATAATCAGCCTTATGACGTTTTTCAGTCAGAGGCTGAGACCGATATGGAGATCACTTTAACCGGTGTGCCTAGCGAAATGCTGGCCAAGATCCTGGGATCCGTCTTTAATGCGGCCTCCGGCCGTATTTATGACAATGCTGGGACCCCTCCCTGGATGGCGCTGGGTTTCCGATCGATGAAGTCAAACGGAAAATACCGGTATTACTGGTTTCAAAAGGTCCAGTTTAGCCCTCCGGAGGATGGAGCGGTCACGAAAGCTGACAAGGCTACACCCAAGACGGTTAGGCTGATCTGCAAGGCGATTAAGACGGTCTATAAGTGGAATCTGGGAACCAAGACCGACGCGGTTAAGCGTGTGATCGGTGATGAGGATACGACTAATTTCTCAGCGACCTCGTGGTTTGCCCAGGTACAGGTCCCGGGTGTGAGCGCTCCATCGGCTCTCTCCCTGAGCTCCAGTGATCCGACCGATGGCGCGACCGGTGTCGCTGTGACTAAGAGCCCAGTTCTGACCTTTAATAATGCCCTGGTCAATGAGGCGGTTAATATGGTCAGCCTCTCTAAGACCGCTGATGGAACTATAGTTGCAATGGCAAGTGGTTATCCTCAGCTCGATGCGACCAAAAAGGTCATGACCCTGGATCCGAATACGAATCTCACGGCCTCGACTCCGTACACTCTGGCTTATAACGTCAAGGATATCTATGGCCAGTGGTTGCAAGGGATCGTTAACTTTACGACCGCTTAATCTGGGTCTGATCAGTTCGATCAATTAAATAATCTCGATCTCCCAGGTCAACAGCCTTGCCTGGGGGGTCGAGGAAAAGCGGAGGTATTATGCCTATTTCTATACCTTCCTGGAGGATCTTTATAAAGGCGATCCAGATAAAGAAAGGAAAAAATGAAATTATCCCTGAAGCTTGAAGGATTTGAAAATTATCTCGAGGAGCTAGTTAAAGCCGGGAAGGATATCGACCGTATAGCTGAAGAGGGCCTGGAGAAGGGGGCGGATATATTTATATCCGGAATGCAACGGAGGGCTCCTTTTGGACGGATCCGGACGAGGATCAGAAAATCAGCTATCGGAAGAGATGGTAATAAGCGGTATTTATATGTGGGCGTTTTGCGAGATTCATCTGCTGAAGATGCAAGGATCGCCAATGTATGGGAATTTGGAGGGAGAACAGCCCCGAGCTCCAAGTATCCCAGACGAAAGCCAAGGCCTGGTATCAGGGCAAGACCTTTTATCCGTCCATCTCTATGCCAGGACGCAGGTCGCGCAAGGAAGGAAATGGAAGACGTATTTCAGGAGTGGCTGAAAAAGTGAAGCAATTAGCTATTAGCTATTAGAAAAAGAAAGAGAAAAAAGTGACAACGACGATATGGGAACGAGTTGAAACTGCGCTTACGCCATTGGGGTTGCCAATGTCTGCCAGTGCATATATTGTCGCCAGCGGAGCGACAATCCCTGATACCTATATTGTTTATTTTGTGTTCAGCATCAATCCAGAGCTGCATGCAGATGACAAGGAAGTATTGAGATCGGAGGCGGTACAGGTATCGATCTATAACAGAACAGGCAATGCAAGCCTTCCGGATGTGATCGGAGCGATGATCACTGCGGGATTTATGTTTATTGGAGGACGCGAATTAGATTATGACACGGATACCCGACATTTTGGGATCGCATTCGATTTTGAGTATTTAGAAGAACTATAAAAACAGGATGGAGTATATGCCGGCACATGCACCGTTGAAACTCACGTTCTACGATCCGGATACTTATGATGTAGTCGCGGAGTATATATGCAATTTCATCCCTGTGCGGTTCCTGAAACTGGCTATCCGACTTGCCAAATCCCCGGTCAATATCAATAAGGATACGCTGGAGGGGCTGATCGTGGACCTGTTCGGGAATCAATTCTCAATAGATGAGCTGCGGAGGGGTTCGGATGAAAGCGACCGGAAGCAGGTGCTGCAGGATATCATGACCAGGGCGGGTAGTTTTATGTCGGAGAGATCAGGTAATCAACCTGGCAGCGAGGCTGAGAATATAGTTACGGAAGCGGAAGATGAAAACTGGCTGGAGGACCTGGAGATCACATTGGTTAAATCATTCGGATGGTCGCTAGCAGAAATAGACCGTACGGATATTGAATCTCTGTTCTCTTTCCTCTCCCGTTTTGCAGGAACTGCAGGCAAGGTGCCGGCGCAACAGCGGTCGTATGTAGATCAAGTGAATTGGCTATGAGTAAGGAGAGATAATCGTGGGCGATAGCAGACTTTCAGCTCGTTTTGGTGCCGATACATCGGACTTCAAACAGGGAATAGTAGCCATAAACCGAGAGTTAAAATTGGTCGAGGGTGAATTTCGGGCGACAGCAAGCACTATGGGAGATTGGGCGAACAATGCTGACGGATTAAAAGCTAGAATGGGGGCATTGACCAAGGAGATCGGGCTGCAAGGAGAAAAAGTGGATGCCTTGCGGATACGTGCTGAGCAATTAGCTAAGGCGCATGGGGAGAACAGCGTCGAGGCGCAAAATGCAGGGATCGAATTCAATAGGGAAGCTGAAAAACTAGGCAAATTGCAGACCGAGCTGGGGCAGACAGAGCGCGGTCTGAAGGGGATGAAAGACGCATCGGGAGGGGTGAGGGGTGTATTCAAGGACCTGGGCAAGCAATTTGACAATCTGAAACAACAAGTGCCTGTGCTGGGTACTGCGTTCGCTATGCTGACCAATCCCATTACCCTGGCTGTTGCTGGGCTGACGGCATTCGTAGCAATTTCTAAGAAATCTATCACAGAGTTAGTGAACTATAACAAGAAGATCCGAGAGACGATGCAACTCACTGGATTAAGTGCCGAGGAAACCAGCAGGCTTGTCCAGGTATCAGATGACTGGGGATTAAATATAGACACAGCCACAGCCGCTATGGAGATGATGAATAAGAAGGGTGTGACTCCATCCATCGATAATCTGGCGAAAATTGCTGATGAATATGTTAATGCCGCAGATAAAACGCTCTTCATAGAAAATGCAACTAAATTATATGGAAAATCCTTTGGTAATCTAGTTCCCATCCTGGTGAAAGGCGGAGATGCTCTTAGAGAACAAGCTGCCTCGATTAATGATAATCTGATCGCCACCGAAGATAGCATCAAAGCATCGCGTGATTATGAAGTGGCAATGGATGATTTGGGAGACAGTGTTGCCGGGTTGAAATATAACCTTGGAAAAGAATTATTGCCCGCAATTATCGGTGTTACAAAGGGATTAAATGATTTAATAGTATCTCAAATGGATACTACTTATGTATTCCGTTTAACGAGAAAGGCATTCGATGAGGGAAGAATATCCGCGGAAGACTACCTTGAAATAAACAGAGAAATCCAAAAACAGACTTACCAGAATAATGCGGTATTACAAGAACTTATCAAAACTGATAAAGGATATATTGCGTATAGCCAGGCGGTAAACGTTCAAGATGCAATCCGGCGTAAGCAATTACCAGATGTGACAGCTGCAACAGAAGACCTTACATTGTCCACAGAGGAATTAGCAAAAAAGACATCGGAGGCCAACCTGGCTCAAGCGGAATCTGAGAGGCAGGCCGGCAGACTTATGCAAGCTTATGATGATATGAATGCGGCTATCAGTGGTCGATTAGGGCCAGTCACGGAAGATTTCGTAAAGACACAGGGCGATCTTGGAAAGAAGATGCAGGATGTTAAAACAGAGATCGATAATGCAATTAGGGATGGATATAATCCTTTGGGTGAAAAGATATTGGGATTGCAGGGAGATTACGACACATTAAAGGGACAATATACTATCAACGAAACGGAGCATGATCGGGCTACTAAAGAAATAATGTTTGATATTCTGGAGCAACGTGCCGCGATCGGTGGACTGACAGCGGATGAAATTGAATATCTTGACCAGATATCACAAGCATGGGGATTAGTCGACCAAGCGACATTGGATTACATGAAGCAGGCAGATGAATCCCTATCCTACCTGGCAGATCATCCAGAAGACGCCGCAGGTGCAGAGAAAATATTAGATGGACAGGCTAGTGCATGGGGAAGAACGCGTCAGCAGGCAATATTAGCCCGTGACGCGGCCATAGAATATAGAGAAAGATTGGCCGAATTAAAGGACAGAATAATATATATTACGACCCATTATACAGAAGTCCGTGATCCGGATGTGGGTGGTCCGCATGCAAGAGGCTTGAATATCATCATACCACCAGGGTATGAAAACGATAATTATCCTCTTGGTACTGCAAAAACAGGTGAGCGGGTACTCGTGATACCTCCAGGAGAACAATTCGGTAATTCACTGGCGAATATGCAACAGCTATTTAATCGGTCAACTTCTGGATTGAACAGTCAGGCGAGCATGAGCGTCTCTGGGAGGATTGGATCTGGTTTAGGCCAGGCCCAGCTGCAGCCGGCTCCGATCTATGTGACGATCCAGGGAGCTCCGGATAATGAGCTGGGAATGAGACGCCTGGCCAGGTATGTGGCCAATGAGATCCAGAGGAGTCAATTATGACAATGCAGCTCTTTATTAAATATGAGTCCACGACCCTGGACCTCCAGGAGGATGGATATAAGCTGATCGATGGATTTTTCCCTGAGACTCCAGATGAGGGAGCGGAGAGCGTCTCGGATCAATTTACGATCCTGATTAAGGGATCCTCAGCTG